AGAAGAATACGAAAAGATGTTAATCAACAAAGAGTTAAACGAATTAAAAGCAAAGTTATGAGTATTGAAATTAAAAGTAGATTTACATATAAAGTGATTTTTACACATGAAAGCGCAAATCTAATAGACGCAAATCTAATAGGTGCAAATTTAAGAGATGCAAATTTAATAGGTGCAAATTTAATAGGTGCAAATCTAAGAGATGCAAATTTAGAAGGTGCAAATCTAAGAGCTGCAAATTTAGAAGCTGCAAATTTAATAGGTGCAAATCTAAGAGATGCAAATTTAAGAGCTGCAAATTTAAGAGGTGCAAATTTAGAAGGTGCAAATCTAAGAGCTGCAAATTTAGAAGATGCAAATTTAATAGGTGCAAATCTAAGAGCTGCAAATTTAAGAGCTGCAAATTTAGAAGGTGCAAATCTAAGAGCTGCAAATTTAATAGGTGCAAATTTAATAGGTGCAAATCTAAGAGATGCAAATTTAAGAGCTGCAAATTTAGAAGATGCAAATTTAATAGGTGCAAATTTAAGAGCTGCAAATTTAGAAGGTGCAAATCTAATAGGTGCAAATTTAAGAGATGCAAATTTAGAAGATGCAAATTTAATAGGTGCAAATTTAAGAGCTGCAAATTTAGAAGGTGCAAATTTAGAAGGTGCAATAAAAGTGCCTATGTATTGTAAATGGCCACACGGTATCACAAAGGCAAATCTTATTCACATTGGGTGTGAAGAACGCACAATTGAAGATTGGGATAAATTTTTTGAGTCAAATGAAACATTATCCACAGAAAGAAACACGCCAGAATTTAAACAAATAGAAGCCGTTTATTTAGCTTATAAAGCATACTTAACACATTTAATATGAAAGCAATAACAGAATTTTTCAATCAGAATATTAAACCAACGGAAGTAAAAAATACCTACGTTCCTTCAACAAAGGCAAAGATTAGAATACAGTCAACAGTAGATGAAGGCAAAGGATTAGATTTTAATCAAAAAGCTAATCATATTTTTGGACTTATAAAGCAAATGAAATGAAAACAGAAACAAAACTACTAGGTGCAATCGGAATAATGCCAGTACTAGCAGACTTCCTAGAAGACCAAGAATTCAACCAACAGATGAAGATGGTAGCAAATGATTTAATATCATCAATCAGAAGGTTTGACAACTACTTTATGCGAGATGCTGACATAGAATTAATAGACCAACAAGTAAACATTCAACTAGCCTTTAGACAATGGCTTAAATCAATGGAATATGAGAGAGATTGACATTAATAGTTTAACGCAGATTATAGAGTTTCATAATTTACGTTCAAAAAGTAGAAAGCGAAATCTAGTCTACAAGCGTTCTTTTTTATGCAGAACTTTGAGAGATATGAATTTTACACTTTCTTTCATTGGTGATTTAATCAATAAAGACCATGCAACAGTTATTCATGCATTAAAAGTTTATGACGACAACGTAAACTACATTGATTTTGTAGAATATATTGGAGAATTACCTACTGATATTGAAAAATGCTTTATAGATACTGCAGAATTCGCACCAATAAGCAACAAGAAGATTTCAATTATTGAACATCAACTACTAAAAACAACTAAATACGGTGACTTTATAAAATTAAAACAAGAATTAATTAAATTAATTTCAGATAAAAGCATTTAATAAGTTAATAAGTATTACATTTGTAAACAATCTAAAAATAAAACAAAATGAAAAAAGAAACATTTGAAGACGCAATTCCAATACCAAACGGAATTTATTTTAAGCTACACTTGGCTAAACAAGAAATCGGTAAGATTAACAAGTCTGCTGACAATCCATTCTTTAAATCAAAATATGCTGATTTAAACACTATTCTAGATGTAGTTGAGCCGATACTACATAAATACAATTTACTTCTATTACAACCTATTATGAATGGATGTGTGCATAGTGTAATAGTTGACATTGAAACTGGAGAAGATATTAATGCTGAAATTAAATTACCTGAGTTAAACGATCCACAGAAGTTAGGAGGTTGTATTTCGTATTTTAGACGTTACACACTTCAATCGTTGTTATCTTTATCTATGCAAGATGACGATGCCAACGATGTTACTAAACACGTTAATAAGAAACCTACAATGCCACAAGAAAGATTTGAAAAAGCATTAACTGCAATATCTGAAGGCAAAGCTAAAGTTTCAGACTTGAATCAATTTGAATTAACTGAGTTACAAAAAGCAGCAATAAAATTATTATGAAAGAATTACTATTTAGATGTTCATCACTAGGAAAGTTAATGACAGAATCTCGGAGTAAATCCGAGGTTTTATCTGAAACTGCAAAGACATACATTCAAGATGTATTCAAAGAAAAAGAATTAGGTATATATAAAGACTTCAGTTCACGTTATACTGACAAAGGTATACAAATGGAAGACGAGGCAATTCAATTTGCGTCTGAGGTTTTAAATTGGGATTTTGTAGTAAAGAACGAAACGAGATTTAATAACGAATGGTTAACGGGTGAGCCTGACATTTGTACTGATAATCTTTTAGCAGATATTAAATGCAGTTGGAACGGTAGTACTTTTCCGATGTTTGATTCAGCTTTAAAAAATAAAGATTACTTTTGGCAGTTGCAAGGATATATGATGCTAACGGGTCACGATACTAGTGAACTTGTTTATTGCTTAATGAATACACCATTTGAGATAGTAGAAGACGAAGTAGGACGAGAGCATTGGAAACTACATTTAATTGATGAGGATTTAGATGTAAGAGATGCAGTACAACTTTCACATAACTTTGATCAAATACCGAATGAATTAAGAATTAAAAGATTTATTGTGCAAAAAGACGAAGAAGCACAAGCAAAGATAATTGAACGTGTCAAGGTGGCACGTCAATATCACGAACAATTAAAAACAATTTTAAGATGAGCTCATTGATTAATTTCAGTATGAAGAACGCACAAGGTGGTTACGATAAGTACACTATGAGTGTTAACGACAAACAAGATGACTATGGCAATAATGCCAGTATCTTTGTTGCACAGTCAAAAGAAGACCGAGAAGCAAAAGTTAAAAAGAACTTTGTAGGTAACGGTAAAGTAGCTTGGACTGATGGCAGCATTGTGAAAGCCGAATGGGTTGAAAAGACGGAACAAAAGCCAACAGGAATGTCAATGCAATCAACTAGTAGTAAACTAGCAGAAACAGACGATTTACCTTTTTAATTAAACGGAGGTGTAAAAGCCTCCTTAATTTTTTAGCTATGAAAATAACGATTGAATATGACGATGTAGAAGATGCTAAGTTGGCAATGGAAGCATTTGATTGGAAGGATATAGTATCACAACTTGATGCATTACTTAGGTCAACAACTAAACACGGTGTTTACCAAAATAGAGATGCTTCAGAGGAAGAACTATATATGGCTGATTATTTAAGAGAAAAAATAAGAGAATTTGCAAACGATAATAACCTAGTGATATGAGCTACTATAAAGTATTTTACACACGAAACAATCAACCTGCTTACTGGATTGGTAAAGCTAATTCAAAAGAACACGCAATAGAAAAAGCTGATATACTTCCTAGTTTGATCTACGATGTTTGGCTATTAGATGAATGGCAAGACGAATGTGATTCCAGAAGAGGAATATTTATTGATAAAGATTTGAATATTAGAAATATTTAGTTATATTTGCAAACGTTACGGTCTCAATATAGGTAACGAAAGGAATTTAGTTTAGCCTTTACAATGAAACAACGTGAGACCTTGTGGATTTGTAGAGGCTTTTTTATATTTAAAGGTTACTCGTAATCCTAAAACGTTTATTAAATTATGGCAAATGTCAAATTATTGTTCTACGGGACTGAACAGTCAGGAACACAAGAAATTTCAATTGAATGTTTTCGCAATTCATACAATGAAATTACAATCAAAATTGATGAGGGTAGAAATTTTCCACTTTCATTTATATCTTTGGACAAACAAACATCCATTAAGTTATCAAAGGAATTACGTAAACAAATAGCTTTAATTGATTAATTATGAAGTTAACTAAACGAAAAGGATTCAACTTCTTTAGGAGTTATTACGATGTTTACAACGAACTTGAAACTGATAAAGATAAGGTTGCGTTTATAGATGCTTTGTTAGACAGACAGTTTTTAGGAATTAAGCCAACTAACTTAAAAGGTATGGCAAAGTTTGCGTACATTAGTCAGACTAATAGCATTGATTCTCAAGTAAAAGGCTATGAAGATAAGACTGGAGAAGTATTAGATTCAGACCCTACCGTACCCCCTACCGTACCCCCTACCGATGGGGGTCAACTACCCCCTACCGTACAAGTAGAAGAGAAAGAGAAAGAGAAAGTACAAGACGTAAAAGAAAAACTTTCTAAAAAAGATGTAGATAAATTTATTTTGTGGTTTAATAATACAAAGTTTAAGTATAAAAATGTAGTTGGCAAATTCAAGACTTTAACTCCTACAGATATAAACAACTTGTTAGCACTTAAAAAATTAAATTATACTGCTGAAGATTTCGATAATGCTTTTAAACAGATGTGTAAATCAACTTGGGTAAATGATAATCAAATGATAGTACCTTCTCACTTTTTAAGAAATGATGTATTTGCAAGATATTTAAACGCATCAGAAACAGAATTAGAGGTTAAATTTAAAGCAGCTTGGCAATAATGGAAGGATTTAAAATAACAGAGCCTAGCGATGTTCTTAAACAACTAAAGGAATATAGAGATAACTATCACGATAAAGGAGTTTATTTAGGCTTCGACAAGATAGATAAACACTATTCGATGCAGTTAGGTAATTGTACTGATTGGACTGGGTTTCCTATGAGTGGTAAAACTCAAGTGTTAATGGAGTTACTTATGAATACTTCAATATTCTACGGATGGAAGCATTTAATATACTTCCCTGATGTTGGAAACAATGTTGAGATAATCGCAGACTTTATTCATAAAAAAACAAGTAAGACTTTCGACCCTAAAAAAGTAAACTCTATTACTGATTCTGAAATTGAAGATAATATCAAATGGGTAACTGACCATTTCAAAGTTTTAACTAAAACAGATGTGAAAGCAAAATTAACTCCGATGCAGTTTTGGGATATAGCAGCAACGATTAAACAAACTGAAGAACTTCACACGGCAAGTATTGATAGTTGGAAGGATATGAGCCACGATTATGAAAAATATGGAGGATATGCAACTTATTTAGAAGTAGTTTTGCCTTATAGAAATCACATAGCAGAGCAACATAACTTACATTTGCACACAATTATTCATCCTAAACTAACTGAAAAGATAAACGGAGTTAGAAATCCTCCAAGTCCATATGATTTGAAAGGTGGTAGTGAATGGTTTAATAGTGGTAAATGTATGATTACAGTACATAGAGCAGACATAGAATATAATCAAGCTGAAATACATTTCAATAAAATTAAACCACGTTCAGTAGGAAGTGTAGGGAAGATTGATATTCATTTTGATTTAAACACCTTGACGTATTACGATATTGATGTTGCTGCTCCGAATACACATAATAAAATTTATGCTGCTAAAAGAGGTGAGATTAAAAAATATAATCCATTACCAAATGAAGTGCAGAATTTTTACAAGCCATTAGAACAAAATAATAACTTTGACGATGGAATGCCATTTTAAAAACACGAACAAATGAAAGATACAGATATAGCAACTGCAAGACTAAACATAAAGATAAGCATCAACAGATTGCTTTTAAGGTCGAAATTAGAGAACGTAAGCGAAGAAAAGCAAAAAGTAATACAACGTGAAGCAAATGATTTAAACCATAGCTTGGAAGTCTTTAAAATGCTTGAAGACGATAATGCTACATTAACACGAACAAATACAAGTTTACGATTAGAAATATTATATTTGAAGCAGGAACTAAATAAACAACAAGAAGATGAAAATATGCAAGAATTGTAACGAATCATTTGAGCCTAAACAAAAGTTCAATTCAACTATCAGAACTAATCGATGCGATATATGTTTAAAAACTGCTCAAGCATTGAAGAATCTCGCTATTATGAAAAAGGAGAAGAAGATAAAGCAGAAAGAAGATTTATTAACGCTTCAGGACTATCTGAAGATGGCGCAGCAAGTGTTTAATAAGTTCATTCGCCAAAGAGATGAGGGTAATCCTTGTTTTTCGTGTGGTAAAAAGATTAACGGAGTAGTTCACGCTTCACATTATTACAATGCGAATAATCATTATAACGTTAGATTTGATGAGAATAACGTATTTAGTTGTTGCTACAAGTGTAATGTACAATTATCAGGTAATTTAATCGAGTATGGTATTAACTTGGAGAAATACATAGGAAAAGACGAATTCATAATTTTGCGTGAAAAAGCATATTTAACAAAAAAATTCACGAAGATTGAACTAAAAGAATTACTTTTGACTTATAAGCAAAAACTAAAACAATGAGCAGAGAAATAATAATAGGTTTAATAGCCATTGGATTGATATTGATAAGTGTAATCATTGATAAATATACTAGGTTATAACGTTTTGCAAATAGCCGATGAGGGCTAACAAAAGATACTCATTCGCCCTTATTGGTTATATGCTGTTATAGGGCGTTTATTAATTAGTAAATTTTAAATTATGTATAAAGCATTTCAAAACAAAAAATATTATTTAGCATTCAATACTTTTCCTAAAACTGCTAAAACTGTATCAGTTGTTTATCTTACTGGTGTTAGAAATTGGGTATCAGATGATATGAAAACTTATTCAATAGTAATCTACAGATTTAGAATAATGTTCGGTATTAAAAGAATTTCACACGATTGTAGTAATGGAGCATAACGTATGGTGCTTTATGTCAGGTTTGCCTTGCAGGTACTTGATTTTTAGCACTACCGTTGATGGCAAACTTGCATAAAGCACTTGTTATACGCTGGCACGGATAGTTAAGACGAAACTTAAATTGGAACACGAAACAAAATTTTTATTAAAATGAGCGAGGGCAAAAAAGAAATATTATTAGGAGATTGTTTGGAACTTATGAAGGATATTCCAAACGGAAGTATTGATATGATACTTTGTGATTTACCTTATGGAACAACAGCTTGTAAATGGGACACGATAATCCCATTTGATAAACTATGGGAACAATACGAAAGGATTATAAAGCCAAATGGCGCAATAGTGCTGACAGCTTCACAGCCTTTTTCAAGTGCGTTGGTAATGAGTAATCCAAAACTTTTTAAATACGAATGGATTTGGAGAAAAAACACAGGAACAGGTTTTGCTACTGCTAAATACCAACCATTAAGATACCACGAAAGCGTATTGGTATTTTCAAAAAATAAAACGAACTACAACCCAATACCTACTGAAAGATTTAGTGAGGCGAGTAAAAAAATGTGTAAAAAACCTGTAAGAGGTGGCGGTAAAAAAACAAGTAGCCATATATCAATGGAAATTGTGAAAGTGCAATATGATAGCGAAACTAAAAACCCTGAAAGTGTATTGGATTTTAAAAGCGTTCCAAATGCAGGAGGACATAAACTGCACCCAACACAGAAACCTATTGAATTATTTGAATACTTAGTTAAAACATACACGAATGAAAACGATTTGGTTTTAGATAATTGTGCAGGAAGTGGAACAACAGCAGAGGCGTGTTTAAAGACTAATAGACAATTTATAGTGATGGAACAAGACCCTAATTATTTTGAAAAAATAAAAAAAAGGGTGGGAGATTTTAATAAAAATTTTGAACCGCAAACTCTCTTTGGAAACGAAATGTAGTGCTTGCGTATAACGAAAGGCTAACTGCCGTTTCAATGGCTGTTAGGTAATGTTATCATATCGTTGACGTTAACAAAAAGATGAAATTATGAAAGTAGGAGATAAAATAAGATACGAAGGGGGAATGAATCCTGAATGTAAAGCTTATAAATATATTCAATTTGATAAAGAATATGAAATTGTAAATATTGATGGTAGTTTTATTGATGTTGTTTTAGATAAAAGTTGGCTATGGTGTTTTAAATTTACTGAAATAATAGAAATGTTTACTCGTGTAATTAAAGCATCTGACATTCACTACAATAACACGAATGGAAGTCTTTATCTTTTCGCAAATCAACACGAACTAAATGCGTATGAATTTGATATTATTAAACGTATTGTAAGATGCAGAAAGAAAGGACAGTTCAAAGAAGATTTAGAGAAGACAATTAGAGTGATTGAATTATATTTAAAAGAAGTTGAATTATGAAAAAAGAAACCTTTAAATCAGAATAACACATTTTGTGTTACACATTTTGTGTAATAAAACTTAAATCAGAATAAGATGAAAAAATTCAGCACACTAGGTAAAGTTGTGATTGCAACGATTATACTAATTTTAATTCAGATGTTATGAGAAATTTAATATACATATTTATAATTAATTTGCTATACAATGATGTAGATTGAAAAATAATGTTATATTTGCTCGAACAAACATCTAAATAATGAATAGCTTTGACGAGATTTATTCTTATGCAAACAAAATAGCTGGTGAACTTGGTAACGACCTCGTTCACCATGTCTATTTAAAGATGCATGACAAGTCAATTAAGAATCATAATGCATATTTTAAAACCTGCATTAAAAATGATTACTACAATAAAGATAGCACATTCAATAGATTGTATCGTTTAGACGAATTAGAGATAAACGATATTGAAGATGTACATATCATTTCAGATAACTACGATTCACAACTACTACATAAGATATTCTTGCAACTTGAAATAGAAGGTTACTCAAAACACGTTCAAGTATATAAAGATTGTAAGCTAGTTGGATCAGTATCTAAATTCACGAAAGCATCAAAAATAAATGAAAGAACAATAACTAAAATTTGTAAATTTGTACACAATGAAATTATTAAACGATACAATGCTTTGGACTTGGACTAACGTTTTTATAGGTTGGTTTTTTGGGTTCATAATTCACCAGGAGTTTAACATAGCTTGGAGGATTAAACGAATACTTAAATATTCACCATCCAAATACATTAAGATATTAGATTGTTATCCTTGCTTCACGTTTTGGACTTCACTAATTATCACACAGTCAATTACGGCATCAATCATTGCCTTTTTTTTAGCAACCTATTTAGATAAAAAATGATACTATCAAAACAATCACAAGAAAGCCTAGAGGTAATTAGGTTTAAAATTGAACATCAGCAGTACGATTTTAAAGGAATCGAAGCGCAATGTTTATCTCAAGTATTTGAAGAGATACAATGGGAGTTCTGTAAAAAGAAAGTAACTCTTAATATCGGTTGTCAAGGATGCCTTAAGACTGCAGTTAATGTTGTTCTGAATTACATCAATACACACGAAGAGAAAACAAATCTAGTTCCTGCAAATGTTGAAGTGAAAACAGTTCAAACCGTTACAATTGATACAACAGAACTTTCATTATCAGAGCTTCGAGTATTGCACCCACACATCAAAGCAACATCAGTAAAAGTATTCATGCAAAAATTAGAAGATGAGAGAGGAAATAACTAAACAAGACGAATCAGTAACATTACTTGCTGTAATCGGTAGAGAATACATTTTACATTGTCAGGAGTCAAGAGATTTCAGACGTAAAATGGAAAAGACCGCATTTGGAATTAAGATAAAAACATATTTAACACACTTGAAAAATGGCAAAATCTGACGAGTTTATAGAAAAACTAGCAATTTACGCTACTAACTATCTTCGTGAATGTATGTCACACAAAAAAGAAGTAGTTTCAGGTAGTGGAAAAGTAGTTGCAGTAATGGATAGGCATATTCCAACAATAGATTACTTTCTTAATATTTGGATTCCTTTATTGCAATTAGAGAAGATTAGTAGAACAACTTACTACGAATGGTTGAAAGGTGATGACGAGATAAAATCGAACACTATAAAAAGAATTAATGACGATTTTAAAGCACTAGCAAAGGATATTGTAGCCAATGAAGGTAAAGGAATATTCTACGCAAAGAACGCTTTAGGAATGCACGATAGACAACAACTTGAAACAAAGACAGTAGATAAGTTTGAGTTCGATTAAAGGATATAAACCACACGCAAAACAACGTGAAATTCATGACGCTATCAATACTACTGATGCGAAGTATTACGTGTGCAATATTGGTAGGCAGTTCGGTAAAACAATGCTGGGAATCAATCAATGTTTATATTGGTCAATTAACGATAAGAGTTCAATGATTGGATGGGTATCACCTATCTATAAGCAATCAAAGAAAGTTTACCAAGAACTTAAACGGGCAACAGAGTCTAGTGGATTCTTTAAGTACAACGATACTGAATTAATAGTTAAGGGATTCAATTCGACAATACAGTTCTTTTCTGCTGAACGTGCCGATGGTATTCGTGGTAATACATTTGACTATTTGATATGTGATGAGTTTGATTTCATGAAAAACAATACTTGGGAAGAGGTATTGCAACCAACGATCTTAGTTAAAGGTAAAAAGGTATTATTCATATCAACACCTAGAGGTAAACGAATGATGTATAAACTATCTTTGTTACGTCACAATGATAGCCGTTACAAATACTTTCAATACAGTTCGTATGACAATCCAATGATTGACCCTAGAGAAATTGATTCAATTAGAGAAACTGTACCTGACCATATTTTTCGACAAGAATACTTAGCTGAATTTCTAGATGGTGCAACGGGGTTATTTAAGAACGTTAGAGAATGCATTAATGTAGCTAGTAATTCAGGAACTTTATACGGTGGTTTGGATATTGGTAGAGCAGATGATTACACAGTTTTAACAATAGGTACAAAAGATGGTGGAGTTGTACATATTGAACGTTGGCGACACGATGAATGGACAAGGATAATAGACAAGGTTGCAGTTCTTATAAATAAGTTTAAATGCAATACTTATGTAGAGGTTAACAATCAAGGTGATGTATTCTTTGAGTTACTTAAAATGAAGTGTGGTAATTTAGTACAACCATTCACAACAACATCTAAATCAAAACCGATTATGATTGAAGATTTAGCGGTTGCATTTGAACAGTTAGAATTGAGTTTGCCAAACGAAGAATATTTGATTGATGAACTTGAAGCGTTTACCTATGTATTTGACTTAAAGACAAGGCACGTTAAGTATTCAGCACCCGAAGGAATACACGATGATAGTGTTATTTCATTATCTCTATACAACCAAGCGAGAAAGAATCTTTCACAACGTGGTAAATACTTTGCACAATGAGATTGATATACGTTTACATAATATTAACATTGCTTTCTATGGCATTTTGGTATCTAATTATTAAGATATGCGTGTTTTAAATCTAAGTTCAAACGATTACGCTAACTATGCACACGACAATGCAAGAGCGTTAAGAGCCATTGGAGTTGATTGTAGAGATGCAACTATCAATGCGCATCCATTTGGGTACTTGTCACAATCGCAGGTAGTTACAGCGAATCAAATTATCACAACGTATAAGCAGTACGATTGTATTCAGATATTCCATTCAGATACTAACCTTTACAATCTAGTTAAAGACCATCCTAACATTGTGGTTTATCATACGGGAACTAGATTCAGACAACAGTCAGAGTTCTATCGTAATGCTTTTCCGAATGCCAAACACGCTACGGATCAATGCGAGTTTCTTATAAACTATCCTGACTTGTTCTACATTGCACCTCACACCGAATTAAAGCCAGTAGAGAAAGCAAAGGAAGGTAAGTTAATCGTTGGTCATTATCCTAGTAATTCAGATGTGAAAGGCACTAAACAGATTAAAGAAATGTTGATGCCGTTTGATAATGACTTTGATATACGGATTGATACTAAACAACTATTGCATAAAGATAATTTGGCTAGAGTTGCTGAATGTCATATCTATGTAGAGTTATTTGCAACAGAACAAAATGGAAAACCATACGGTTGTTTTGGCACAAGCGCATTTGAGGCAACTGCATTAGGTTGTTTAGTTATAACCAATAACATAAACGAGAAAGCGTACACAGATGTTTACGGTCATCAATCTTTTTTAACTCCAAATACTGTTAAAGCGTTTCAAAACACTATCTTTGGACTTGCTGATAGAGATACGTTTGATATGACAGTTGAAGCAATGCACACGGGATTCTATTCTAAGCATGGAATAATTGAAACAGGGCAACGGATAAAACAAATAGTAAGTAGATGAAAGCAAAGTTAAACGATTGGGTAAACGCTACAGCCAATTTAAATAAGCGTAGACAATACAACGGTCATTCAGATGATAATATACATTGCGAGTCAACTGTAACGGCTTATAAGTCTCACATAGAGAAGTGTGGTTATGGTAGTTCTGTGATAGATGTTGGATGTGGTAGTCAATCTTTAAAGCGTGAACTACCTGATGGTGTTAAATACTACGGATTGGATGCTTTTCCATTGCCAGGATTCGATACTATTGAATGTGCTATTGAAGATTTGCAAGGATGGAAGGTTGATACTTGCTTTGCGTTTGCTGTATTAGATAACTGTAGGGATTTCTTTGAGGCGTGTGATTCAATGAAGCGTACTGCACAAAGGAATATCGGTATATTAACAGGTATTGATATTGAAGTTGATGAATATCACACGTTTAAACTACAATTAACTGACTTCGAAAAGGCTTTTAGTGATTGGAAGTGTACGTATAAAGAAGAACTACAGCCTAAAGTATGGCTATTAAACTATGAAAAGATATGAGTTATCCTAAAGTAACTATTATAATTCCATTTCACCACGATAGAGGATGGTTAGATGAGGCAATTCAGAGCGTACACAACCAAAACTATAAAGGACAAATCGAATTGTTAATATCGGAGTCGCACAATTCGGTAGGTTACAATATTAATCGAGGTGTTGAAATGGCAACGGGTGAGTTTATTAAGTACTTATGTGATGATGATAGACTAACCCCTAACTGCATAACTGATTCGGTTAAGGCTTTGCAAGGATTCGATTTCATTCATGGCAATGCTATTAATAAATTTCCTTTGATTGAAGTATTCCAAAGACCTAGAAAAGCGAAGCCAACGTTAAACGATATGCTGGATAATAACGTGATTCATGGAGGCACTTTGATGTATAGAAAATCTTTGTTTGATACGGTAGGATTATTCGATGAGTCATTAGATTGTGCTGAAGAGTATGAATTTAATATGCGATGTTTATCTAAAGGAATGAAGATAGGATATTGTAATGCCACGCTTTACATTTACAGACGTCACGAATCACAAAAGAGTTTAGGTGTACAAGCAAATCAAACATTGAGAAACGAAAAGATTAACGCAATTAAAAATAGATTCAGATGAGGCAAATACAAATCATTCAATATATGATTCAAGTTGTAGAGAATTATATCTTCGCAAAGAAGCATCAAAGAGTAAGTATAAACACGATGCAAATCATTAACAATGAAAGACAAATCAATATGTTAATTGATGTTTATAATCACATTAAAACAGAATATCCAAACGTATGAAATTAGCAATACCACAACGAACAGAAGGCTTGAGAATAAAACATTTTAAAGCACTTTCAAATCCTGAATATGAAGGTCAATTAAGTTTACTTGAAGTATGCGCTTTTATGGCAGAGTTTACAGGTGAGCATTTAAACGATGTGCTGACTTGGGATATTCCTGACATGATTAAAGCATACATTCACATCAAAGAATTGTTTGCAGAGATTAGGATTAATAAACCACCACAAACGATTATAATCGGAGGTCAGGAATATGAATTGATTAACCCACATAAGGTAGGTAGCGGGTGGCATATTGATTTCAGTAAAGGTGATATTGCAAAAGACCCCGTTTGGATGGCTTGTTTATTCTATTATCCTAAAGGTATTGTTTACGGTCAAACGGATGAGAATAAGAACTTACTTTATCCAATTGCTGATAGGTATAAACTGATAGAGAAAGAAATGGAACTACAGACTTTTTTAGAAGCGTCTGCTTTTTTTTTGACCAAAATAGAACGATCAATGAGAAACTCTACGGAAGCAAGAAAGACGACGGAAAAGATAGTAAAGTTAGTTCAGCGTTTGCCTGGGAGGAAGCAATCGATTTGATAGCGAAAGAGTTTTATAATGGTGATTGGGATGCAGTAACAGATTTAAATATCTATACTTTAAACCATAGATTTAATTTTTTAATACACAAACAGAAGAAAAATAACTCTAATAAGTAGATGTCAGTATCAAAGCAATTATCTTCAATGAATATCGGTAAGTCAAAAGCCGTTATTAATGCTCAACAAGGTAGCCCCTTAGAAGAGTTATTGAAAGATTTATGTCAAGATGTAAGCAACCAATTAGTTGAGTCCTTAGATAAGCACAATGTTAAAGCATCATTGAATCTAAGGCAGTCAATTAAGCCTGACAATAAAGTAACGATTAAAGGTAGCGAAGTAACTGTAGGTATTAAAGCTGATTTCTATTGGAAGTTTGTCAACTATGGAGTTAACGGAACTGAAACGCAATACGGTGCGCCAAGTTGGGGTGCGCAACCTGCTCAAGAAACTTCATTCCATCAAGCTATATTGAATTGGATTCCAACAACGGGAAGTACTTTACCAGATGGATTTGCAAGTTATGATAGTTGGGCGTGGGCAATACAAACAAACATTAAGAAACACGGTCAAAAACCTAGACCATTTTATACAGACGTAGTTAATGAGCAGTTAGTTGATTACTTAGCTAAACCAATATCGGAACTATTAGGTAAAGCAATAACAATAAATATCGTAGACCCATGGCAATAAATAGTTATAAACCGAATCCTGTTAGCCAAACGATTATAAGTGGGGTTAAGAATAGTTGTCCAAGTGAGGATGCTGTTAGTACTGCGTTGGCTTCTATTGGTGGTGGTGGTTTAACCTCGGGTTACATTATTTTTGTAAGCAACAAGAATGATTTTCCAACGGCAGTAAGTGGTATTATTACATTAGCTGATAACGTTACTTATTTTATTACAACAATAGTTGACTTGCTAGGTGATCGTTTAGTTTGTGGAGTGAATACAACTTTAATCGGTGGTAGTTCTGAAAATTGCCGTATTAAATCGACAGGACTTGCAACGGCTTTAATTACTTCGGTTTATTCTTTGCCTATTCGTAACATAACACTCGAGGCGGCTTTAGTTTTAAACTTAGACGGTGATGGCACTACAACGGCTTTAGATTGGTTTGGCGTAAACTTTACTGATTGTGCTGTGATTGGAACTATTAAAGACTATACAAACTTTGTGATGGCTGATAGTGCATTTCTTAATTCGGGAGGCATGACATTGGATGGTAGTATAGGCTCTATTGCATTCTCTAGTTGTTTGTTTGATTGTAACGCTTCAAATACTGCATTTATTATTCCTGCAACAGCAAATATTACAAGACGTTTTAGAATGATTTATAGTTCATTTATTGTCTTATCAGGTGAAACGGGAATCAATGTAAGCGCAAGTGCTACAATTTCAGATGAAAGATACATATTAGATACGGTAAATTTCTCAGGTGGCGGAACTTATTTATCAGGTGTTGGCGTAACTTCTAACAAAGCGTTATTTATTAACTGTGTTGGTATTACAAACAGTGCAGTTAACGGTCAAATTTATATGCAAGGTAATGCAACGGCTACTACAGTAAGTGTTACTAATACATTCTATAAGGTTGCAGGAACAACAACTGCTAGTATAGATAATTCTAAATACTTAATGCCTCAAAATAATAGATTGACAAACGATGCAACGGTAACTAGAAAGTATCTTATTCAATGTATTTTATCATTTACGGGTACAACCCAAGATGTTTATCAGTTTGGATTTTATGACAGTAAGTTAGGTGCAATTAGAACACCGTCAAAAACTAAATCAACTGCAAATAATAACGGGAGAAATGAGAGCGTATCTTTTGCTTGTGTTGTTTCACATACGGCAGGTGATTACTTAGAAATACGGGCTACGAATACAACAGGTGCAAGAAATTTTACGGTTACAGATATGAATTTTATCATAACAGAAATTAAATAACATGGCAGTAACAATTATACAAGAGCCTCAAGATTGGTCAACATCTGACAATCCTTTGAGAGTTACATTTTCAAGTAGTGCAACGGCAAATGCTAACTTTTCATTCATTGTACAAACATTCTTAGACAATGTTCAGATTGCAGAAGATAGAGTGTTTATTGAAAGAGGTACAAGTGCGCACTATGACGCATCAACAGTTGTAAAGAACGTTATTCAAAAGCCTACACGGTCAACAACTATTTATAGTGAGGGCAACTATTCGAATGAGGTTTACATTAAAGTAATTGAAAACTATGGAACTCCTGCTATTGACCATTTAAACGCTGTTACAACTACAGTCAATGTATTTAAGTCTTGTTTAAGTGATAAGGCATGGACTTTGTATAATTCAGCTTCATATGTTGGATTGAAGTTCTTAACAAACTATCCTAGAACACAAAGAATTTATCAGTTAGCTAGTCAAGATTTCTATTTGAATATTATAACCGATTCAGTACCTAGCGAATTACTGATTAACGTTTATGATTCAGCAGGTACATTATTAGATTTCTATGCTGGTAACATTCAATCTTATTTGATTAGTCAATTGAACTTGAACACAACACTATTGACAAGTGCAGGACTTAACTTAACAGGGGCGAGTTATTACACGGTTGTTGTTGAAGGTAGTGAAATGTTAACTATTGAATTTATAACTGACTATTGCAACAATCCAAATACACTACAATGGTTAAATGAGTTTGGTGCGTATGATAGTTTTGTCTTTGCACACAACATAGAGAAAAGTGGAGATGTTAAAGATTCAACTTATGGTAAGCAATTTGGTGAGTGGGTTAATACTTCATTTGATTATAATCTAAAGGATTCAGGAACTATTAGAGTAGCAACAAAGCAAAAGGATAAAGGAATAATTTACACCGATTGGATTACAGAACTTCAGCAAGTTTGGTTATGTGAACTATACAAGTCACCTAGACATTATCTAATTGATGTTACTGGCTACATTGACTATGTTAGAATCACATCTACTTCGTTTACTTTTAAACAACAACGCTTCGAAGATTTGTTTAATGAGTCAGTATCATTTGATTATATCAACGAACATAACAGCATTTCATTATGATAGATGAGTTAATATGTAATGGGGTTTATTTAGACGTATCAGATACTATTCCGATTCCAATTAGTTACGCTATTGCAGATATTAAAGAGCCTAGTAAACGAAAGAAATCATTTAGTAAGGAAATAACGCTACCTGCAACGATGAAAAATAATGCTTTCTTTGCTGGTGTGTTCAGATATACGGCAACAGAATCTAATGTTAACTTTGATGCAACGGCAAAAGCTGAAATTATCCTAAACAAAAGAGGCATTCAAGTACTTAAAGGAGTATTAAAATTGAATTCCGTCGTTTTGGATGGAATGACACCAACGTATAAATGTCAAATCTTTGCTGAATCAGTAGATATATTCTTATTATTACAGAACATTGCAGTTAATGAATTGGATTGGAGTGCTTATAATCACACGTTAAACCGTACAAATATTAAAAACAGTTGGACTGCAGCAGTTGGAAGTGGATATTACTATCCATTAATTGAACGTCGACCAAGATTAGGTGCAACGATATGGAACACAACAGACTTAATACCGTATGTTTATCTTCGTGAGGTTCTAGTTAAGATATTTGAAATAGTTGGGTTGACTTGGGATAGTGCGTTTTTAGATACTACGCAATTCAAAAACATATTGTTTGGTTATGGTGGTGGTGTTCTAAAATCTATATCACCAACTGAGTTGAATAATAGGAAGATAGAGATTGACAATGGGGATATCACTTGGTCAATAACATCCACTCCAATTTATGGCACGTTAGGGATATATGTGAATGATGCTTTTGATTCGTATTTTACTGAAACAGTAACTCAAGACATACTTAGTCAATATTCAGATGGGGAAATAACTATACAACAGTCAGGAAATTATAAAATAGATCTCGGTTTGATTTTAGATATATTGATTACAACCTCAAATACATCAGTCAACTACACAAGCCCATCTATTATAATAAAAAGAAATGGTGTTATTGTTGATTCGTTAACTCTTGGGTGGTTTGATTCTTCAATGTCAATGGTTATTAATCTATCTCGTACAACTAAGATATCTTGTAATAGTGGGGATGTTATTACATTCCAATTATACGCAGGTACAATTACGGTATCAAATGGAGTTAACGATATACTACCCGTTACAATTGATATAACTACCAACACACCAATTACAATAGATTTAACTTGTACTGATACTGCTGTAACAGATGGGGGTACTGTGGTGTTGAATAATTTTTTGCCAAGTATGAAATGTTCTGAGTTCCTGGTGAATGCTATTAGACAATTTAACCTTTATATCTCAGAACAAGATACGAATGCAGTAGTTAAGATTGAGCCTTTATCTAATTACTACCAAGCGACAAATGTATTCAATGATATTACGGCATTAATTGACCATGATA